ACCCGAAGAGGCAAAAGCAGCTATCCTCGATCTTGTTAAAAACAAGGCAGAGGTTCGTAATACACCTATTCGTTCTACTGACATGGCAACAAATGAAGTTGGCTTAGAGCCAAAAGAAGTTAAAAGATTCTCATTCTTGAGAGCTTTGAATGCTTTAGCAAATCCTACAGATCGCCAAGCTCAAGAAGCAGCAGCTTTTGAAAGAGAAGTATCTGAGGAAGCATCTAAGAGATATGACAAGCCAGCAAACGGCATTTTAGTTCCTAACGAAGTTCTAAAAAGAGACTTAAACGTAGGCACAGCAACTGCTGGTGGTAACTTAGTTCCAACAGAATTACTTGCTGGTTCATTTATTGACATTCTTCGTAAAAGAATGGCTGTAATGGCAACAAACCCAACAATGCTTACAGGATTGTCTGGTAACGTGGCTATTCCTAGAATGACATCTACATCAACAGCATATTTTGTTGGTGAATCTGGCGCTCCAACCGAGAGCCAACAGGCGTTCGATCAGGTCAACATGACTCCAAAAACAGTTGGTGCATTTGTTGACTACAGTAGAAGACTTCTTCTTCAGTCAAGCATTGACGTTGAATCTATGATTCGTGACGATATTGCAAAAGTTATTGCTACTAAGCTTGATAACGCAGCGATTTATGGTTCTGGTAGTTCTAACGAGCCTCTTGGAATTAAAGATACAACTGGTGTAGGTACACAGACAATCACTACATTTGGTACTTTTGCTGAGTACATCGGAATGGAAACAGACGTTGCAGCAGCTAACGCTGATGTAGCTAGTATGTTCTACCTAATAAATGCTTCTGCTAGAGGTGCGTTGAAGTCAACAGAAAAAGCTTCAAACACAGCACAGTTCGTGTTTGAGGACAACTCAATCAATGGTTATCCAGCTATTGTTTCTAACCAGCTTGCAAACAACGATGTACTCTTCGGAGACTTCTCACAGTTTGTTATTGGTATGTGGTCTGGTTTAGATCTAACAGTAGATCCTTATGCAAATGCAACTGCTGGTAGCGTAAGAATAATCGCGTTACAAGATGTAGACTTCGGTGTTAAACAGCCTGGTGCGTTCTGTTTCGGAACATAATCACATGAAGGTTAAACTGCTAAGAGCAACAATGATCGCTGGAGTCCCAACGGACTCTGGCTCTATTGTTGATGTTGAACAGCATACTGGGGAATATCTAGTTGCTATTGACAAAGCTGAAGCTTATGTTGAAGCTTGCGAAGCACCAATACCTAGTGTAGAAACACTTGTCGAGGAAGAGCCTGTTTCTGAAGACAAAGTTGATTTTGTTCAAATGACGAAAGCACAACTTGAAGTTTACGGAAGACAATTAGGACTTGAACTTGATAAGCGACATAACAAAGCTGATCTAATTGTCGAATTAGAGGAAGCAATCTCAATCATGGAGGAATCTTAAAATGTCTGTTATCCAACAGAACCTAGAGAAGTTAACTGTTGTTGCTGGTGTTGCGACTGCTGCTGTAACAAGCACAGCTACATCAAGCTCAATAGATTTACTCGAATACGATGGTGATGTAATGCTAATTTTGGATAGTGCTGCTGGTGGCGGTTCTTCTCCAACATTAGACATTAAGCTAACTGAATCAGATGCAACAGGTGGTACATTTACAGATTTATCTGGTGCTACTTTTACACAAGTTGTTGATGCTGCTTCAATGCAAACACTTGCAATCAACAAGGATTCAAGTAAGCGTTTCATCAGGATTGTGCAAACAATCGGTGGATCATCCCCAACATTTACTTTTAGTATCAATTTAATTGGTCTTAAAAAGTACGGCTAAACATATAGCCCTCTAATGAGGGCTTTTTTCTTATGGCATTTACTGAAGACTTAGATACATATTTTGCTGATTTTACAGATACTGTTGTTTATAGTTCTACAAGTTACAAAGGCATATTAGATCAACCAGATGAAATGATTGCTGATGGACTTGTAGTCACAACTGATTATCAATTGACAGCAAAAACAAGTGATTTGGGATCTTTGGTTTTTGATGCAACAGTAGCAGTTAATTCTGTTAACTATAAGGTTCGTAATGTAAAAAAAATTGATGATGGTACTTTATGTATTGTTTTTCTAATGAAGGTATGACATGGCTACAAAACGAGAACAAATTTTAGCTGCAACCAAAACAAATCTTGCTAACACAACAGGAGTTGGTACTAGGATTTATAGATCTAGACCAGAAGCTTTTGCAAAAGCAGAAACTCCAGCTATTGTTCTTGAGCCAATAAGTGATACTCCACAGGATACAAGTAGTTTTAATAACTCAGTAACATGGGAATTTAGGATTCGTATTTCTGTAATTGTTAGAGGCGCAGTACCAGATAATGTAGCTGATCCAACGATTGAGAGCTTACATACGAAAATTCTTACAGATCCAACTGTAGGAGGTCTAGCTATAGACATAAGGCCATCTACAACTTCTTTTGAGGTTTTAGAGGCTGATGAACCAGCAGGGATTGTATCTTGTGAATTTGATATTGAATATCGAACTTCATATAATAGTTTAACTACATAGTATTGTTGTATTCTCAAGCCTAACAACCCTAATTGTTTATTATGAGTAATGAAATCCCAAACGAGGGCGGAACTTACATTCTTAACCCTAAAACTGGCAAGCGAAAGCTAGTTCAACAAACTTCACAAGCAGAACTCCCTAAAGAGGTAATTACAGATGGCACAACTGACAAGGAAGAGAGTAATTCTAATTGAAGCGGAAAGCTCCTACGGAAGTGACCCTACCCCGGCGGCCACAGATGTAGTTTTAGTAACTGATCTTAGTATTACACCACAATCAAGTGATGTCGTTAATAGAGATGTTGTAAGACCATTTCTTGGATCATCACAACAGCTATTAGCAAACACCAGAGTTGAGTGTACATTCAGCGTTGAATTTTGCGGAAGCGGCTCGGCTGGAACTGCACCCAGGTACGGAAGTGCGCTTAAGGCGTGTGGGTTGTCGGAGACTGTAGCGTCTGGAACTAGCGTTACCTACGAACCAATCTCAGCTAGTTTCTCATCTGTTACTATCCACTACAACATAGACGGTGTAAGGCATATCGTTACTGGTTGCAGAGGAACAGTTGCATTGTCAGCCGAGGTTGGCGCAATCCCAACCCTCGATTTTACTTTTACCGGAATATACAATGCTCCTACAGACACAGCATTACCTTCAGTTACTTATGGAAACCAAGCCACTCCATTAATATTTAAAAATGGAAATACAACTAGTTTTCAACTTCTAAGTTATGCTGGTGCGCTTCAGAGTTTAAGTTTTGACATTGGTAATTCAATTGTCTACAGAGAGCTTGTTGGAGGGACAAAAGAAGTCCTTCTTACTGATAGAGCAGCAAATGGTTCAGTAACCATAGAAGCACCAACAATTGCGCAGAAAGATTATTTTGCTGCTGCTTTAACAGATACTTCTCTAGGCAATATTCAAGTTACTCATGGAACGACTGCTGGGAATATTTGTAAGTTTTCAAGTACTAAAGTTGATATTGGAGATGTTAGTTACGGAGAAATGGATGGAGTAAATATGTTAGAAATTCCTTATACATTAGTTCCAAGCACAGCTAACGATGAGCTAACTTTCTTATATACTTAACTTTTATTTGTATTAGAGCTAGAGTGTAGAAGTATATTTATTTCTACACTTTATGACTTTCGTAAGAAAAAAGAACAAAAACTTTAAATGGCCTGTTGTTGTTCGTGAGCCAAGTGAAAACGATGCTGGAGTTTTTGAGGAAAGTGAATTTATCGCTCTTTTTAAAAGATTAAATAGAAGCGATTATTCAAAAGCAGTAGATTCTAAAACTGAATTTGAAATGTTAAAAATGATGCTTGTTGGATGGGAGAACATGAAAGAAGAAAATGGTGAAGAAATTGTTTTTAATCACCAAAATCTTAAAGATATGATGGAGGATTCTTATTGGCTAAATGCTGTTCTTGCTGCATATACTTCATCCTTTACAGAAGAAAAAATAAAAAACTAAAAGAGGCAGTTCTTTACTGGTTAAGAGGAGGGAAAGAAATTATTGATCAAACTCAAGAAGATGCAAAGGCATTTGGTTTAGAACTGCCGAATGAAAAAAAAGATAAAAAAGATAAAAACTTTGAAATTTTAGATGATAATTGGGATGCAGTTATGATTTTTTGTAATATGCAGACACAATGGCAAACATCTATGGCTGGTTATGTAGGATTAAAATATGAAGTTCTTTTAATGCAAGGTGGTATGTTTGACCTTTACAATATTACAGATAGGCGTAAAATCTTAGAAGAGCTACAAATTATGGAAGCTGCTGCTTTGAAAGAACTAAGTAAGGATAAAAAATAAATGGCTAGTCAAACTTCTAAGATATTAATAGCATTTCAAGCTCAGAAAGATCAAGCAGTAGTTGCTGCATTTAAGAAAATAGGAAGAGAATCAAGAACATTAGAAAAAAATTTTACAACACTTAGTGATAAAGGTATAAAAAAAATAAGAAACGAATTTAATAAAATGGCGCAAGGTTCTGCAACTAGTTTGCAAGCAATGAGAGCGCAAAAAAACGCACTTATGGGGCTGCGTGATCAGGCTGATGTTACAGGTTTAGAGTTTAAACAGTTAACTGCTGATATCAATAGATTAGATCGACAGATGCGTAAAGCTGGTACTGGTGCTACTGGATTTAAGGGTAGATTAAAAGGTTTTGCAAAAGGTGCTGGTGCTATTGCTGCTGGTGGAATTTTTGGAGGACCAGAAGGTGCAATAGGTGCTGGTATTGGTGGAATTATAGGAGGAGCGCCAGGCGCTTTAACAGGTGCTGCTGTTGGTGCGCAAGTTGGAATGTTAAGAGAGTCAATTGCTGAAACAGCTTCATACTCTGCTGGATTAAGGCTACAAAGAGAAGCCTTGAATCTTGTTATTGGAGATACAGAAAAATATACTGCTGCTCAAAAATTCTTATCTAATACTTCAGAAAGTTTAGCTATTCCACAAGATGTTATTACAAGACAATTTACATCTTTAACTGCTTCTGTAAAAGGTGCTGGTAAATCTACAGAAGATGCACAGGAAGTATTTGAAGCAATAGCTGCTGGTATAAGAGGTACTGGAGGAACACTAGAAGACATGAAAGCTGCTATGAGAGCGACTAGTCAGGTATTTTCAAAAGGTAAGGTATCGGCAGAAGAATTAAGACAACAACTCGGTGAAAGACTTCCTGGCGCATTTACTTTGTTTGCTAAATCTATGGACAAAACCCCACAAGAATTAGATAAAGCTTTAGAACAAGGAAAAGTAACTTTAGATGACTTTATGAAGTTTGCAAAAGAACTTACAAAGGAGTATGGAGAGAATGCAAAAATTCTTGCAAGTGGCCCTGCTGCTGCTGGCGATAGGTTAAAAACTGCAATGTCTAAATTAAGAGATAATTTAGGAACTATTCTTGGACCTATTGGTGCTAGTTTTCAAGATACTTTTACTGTAATTGTTAAAGTGATTGATAGTGCTGTTGTTGGACTCAAGAACTTTTTAAAATTAGGTGAAGAGTTTGAAAAGCAAAAATTAGCAGATAAAACGGCTGAAAGAGATGCTTTACAAACAGAAATTACGCGTTTTAAAAAAATGAAAGAAAATGATGATGCGTTAATAAAATCAATAAGAGAAAGACAAAAATTAGGAGAAAAAATATCAAACGATGACTTTACTGATGGTGGTAAGGCTCAAAAAAGATCAGAGATGTTAACTAGAAAATTAAAAAATTTAGGAATAGAATTAAAAGATTTAAATATAGATATTGGAGTTATTCAAACTTCTATAGACAGAATGAATATAAGTGTTGATAACACAGAAGATTCTACAAAAAACTTAGGGAATACAAGTGCAAATGTTCTTCAATCAATGAAATCTGGCATGATGGAATATGCAAATTCTATAAAAGATGTAAACAAACAAATTTCAGACGCAACAGTTAATGCTTTCAAAGGTATGGAAGATGCATTAGTAAATTTTGTACTAACAGGTAAATTAAGTTTCTCTAGTTTAGCTAGATCCATTCTTGCAGATTTAACGAGAATGATTGTTAGACAACAAATTTTTAATGCTTTGAGTGGTTTTCAAAGTAATTTTATAAATCCATTTTTACCTAAAGGACCAGCAGACAATATTGCAGATTTTATGGGTGCAGGGCGTTCTCTTGCTGATGCTCAAACAATAGCAAGTGGAGGATTTGTTGAGACAGTAATAGGACCAAATGCTGTCGGAAATGCATTTGCTAAAAATGGTATTGTTCCATATCGCAATGGTGGCGTAGTTGGATCTCCTACTATGTTTCAATACGGAGGATCTAACCTTGGCATCATGGGAGAAGCTGGCCCGGAAGCTATACTCCCATTAAAGCGTGGTGCTAATGGAAAACTTGGAGTGCAAAGTTCTGGAGGAGTTGGTAATATTGTGGTAAATGTAGATGCTTCTGGGTCTTCT